CGGGCGATCAAGGCCGCCTTACGTTCTGCAAGCAATGCCTCGTAGTCCAGCGTTTCCACCACATCAGGCGGCGGGAGCTGCGACAGGTCGATGATGTTACCCATGCTCATGCCCTCCGCAGCGGCACGCTTATCGTGCTCAACGTTTCGCGGCGCGGGCCGTCCACGCGGTCGGCATCGATGTCGAGGAAGGCGTTGCCCTGCGCGTCGACCGAGAAGCGCAGCGACGAGACGCGCAGCCGCCGCTCCCAGCGCACAAGCGCGGAGACGGACGCCGACATGAGGCGCAGGCGGGTGGCGGGGTTCGTCGGCTGGTCGAGCAGCTCGGGAATGAGTGAGCCGTAATCACGCCGCATGACGCGTGAGCCGATGGGCGTAGTGAGGATGTCGCGCACGGATTGCCAGATGTGCGCGACGTCGCTGATGGCGCGGCCGGTGGTGTTGTCCATGCCGGTCATCGCGTGCCCTCGGTCCAGTTCCCACCGCGCTGCACGCTGCCGTGGCCGTGGTCGTCCAGCACGACGCCGTTGGAGGACAGCTTGCCGCCCTGGTGAGTGAGGTCTCCGCCGATGACGTTGCCGTTGTCGCCGCCCTGGCCTGCAATGCCGTTCATGAATGCCAGCAGGCCCTTCACGGTGACGTTGCCGTCGAAGGTGGTGTCGGGGCACTTCACCAGCACGCTGGTGGCGGCTTCCAGGAAGACGGTTTTGACGCCCTGGACAGTCAGCAGGCCTGCGGCGTGGTCGTACTTGGTGAGGGCGCCATCCGGGTACAGCGTGACGGTCTCGTTGGGCGAATGGCTCGGCACATCGTTGGCGTCCGATGGGATGGCGCACAGGATGATGCCGTTGGATGGGTCGCCGCTGGGGCAGAGCAGTACGACCTGCTCGCCTTTGCTGGGCGGGTTCCATGTGCGGGTGGTGCCGGCGCGGGCTTCGCACCACGGGCGCCAGGTGGTGGTGATGCCGCCGGTGGCGACGCGCACCGCCGGCGGGTTGCCGTGGCGGACGTCGGCCACGGTGCCGATGCGGATCAGGTTTTCGATGAGGCGGGCGAGTTCTGTGATGTCCATGCCTGCAGAGTGCCGTGCGCGCGCGTGGGGGTCACGTGCAGCCTGTTGTAAGCAATGGCTCTACAACACTTCACTTGTCGATGGGGCTGCCGTAAACGGGGTGAGCACTTCGCTTCAATCTATTACCGTTCGATAACAAATGCACTGGCTAAAGGACTTTCCTAAGCGTCTGCGGGCCTTCGTAGATGGCGGCACTCCAAACCTGAAACTCATGTCAGACCACATGCGCAACTACTTGACGGCTGCGGCATGGATTGCAGTTGGGTCATTTCTCTGGAAGCAAGGCGCGCCGCATAGCGCTTTTGCTTCATTGTTTGCGAAGCCGGTGGCAGTAGTCATGATGTTTGGGGGCTATCTGTTGGGTACTTTGAACATTTGGCAAATCATGTTCATGGTCACGCGTCGAGCCCCACAGACTGGGTGGAGAGCTTTCCTTTCACTCGCCTTGGCCCTCGGAATCGCGTTGATCCTTGGCAACGTATTGGACGCTGCTATTTCGCAGGCGCTTGCGCATTTGTAGCGCCTTAACAGCCGAATAAAAACGTCGGCTACATGTCTCCATTGGGTATGTACTGCGCTATACGCAACAACGCAAATGTGGGACAGATCTTTCCCTGCGTGATGCCACGTAGCTTTCGGAAGTGCGTAGCCGCCCCGACTCCTATCAACCATTTCGGAACAGAAGTATGGACAAAGCACAACCTTCAGAAATTCAGACGCACGAGATCGCAGAGGTCCAAGCGATCGTTGACCAATTGACGAAGAGAAAGAGCCACAAGCCTAGTCAGCCGGCATGGATGCAGCGTGCAGAAGGGGCAGCGAGAACTTTGTTGGAGTCAGGCGTCACGGGTTACTTAATGGCAATCGCTATCGCCCTCGTTATTAGCATTGCTCCTAGCGACGCGTTGCGCGCCACTGGCTTGACTATCTTGCTGCTTGCAATGCTGTTAATTCTCGCAATGTTTGCGCTCCAAGGGGTCCAGGTCGTTCCTCTTGTGATAGCAATGTTCAAGCGGCCATTCGATCCCATCTTGGAGTTGGTGAATGGTGCCATTACGGCGGACCTTGCCGCAGTGAACCGATTGTCGAGTTGCAGCAGGGAGGCAGTGGAGTACGTGCTGGCGCAGTACAAGCATCAGCGACTGGCGTACGAAGTTCGAACGTCAGCTCTAGCGGGACAGCTTGAAAAGCTCGGGCTCTTCCCGGTGCTGGCTACATTCGGGGTAGCTGCCGCCGCATTGTTGAACAGCCCATATCAGTGGCTTAGAGGGTTGGTGTTCCTGGTACCCACATTCCATTTTCTTAAGCTTATGAGCCTGGCCGTTACACAGGAGATGGATCGCACTATCGCCCTTTTGGAATACAGCATCGCTGCGAGGGATCGCGCCGCGGAAGAGGCCAAAGACTCGGATTGAAATGGAGACTCTTACGGTGGCAAGGACGTGTAGACCAAATTGGAAATCAGCGCTATGTCTTCCGGATCCAGTCCTAAGAGTTCCCGAGCGGGATACTGAACGGTTAGCCCGTTGAGGTTGACCCGATCCCGCAGCCCGAAGTGATGCACCGACGCAATGCGCCGCACCTTGTCGGAGAACGAGATTACGGCTGCGTGTGGGCTCGCCTCAATGCGCATGTACTTTGCCATCCGCAACCGCGTGAACATCGAGCGCCGGACGCCACCGCGCTTGTGCCGTAGCTGCGGCTTGCGCGGCTCGTAGGCGGGGCCATCGGGGGTACGCTGCGCGGCGATGCGCGCTGACTGCCGGCGGCGCAGCTCCACCGCAATGGCGCGGGCCAGCGCACGGCGCTCCGGCGCGTCCAATTTCGCCAGCAGGCCGACCAGGTATGCGTCCAGCTCGTGCAGGTCGCTCACGCAGGCCTCCACGTGGCGGGGTCATCGTCTTCGTTGATCGGCTCGGGGTGGTGCTGCACCTGGTAGCCCTGGCCGTCGACCTTCACCGTCACCCGTTCGGTCAGCTTCAGCTTGATGGAGATATCGACCGTTGTGTGGTTCAGGATTTCAGCCTCGAACTTGAAGGCGTCTTCCCGCTTGTCGGGGTTGGTGAAGACGTCGGGCTGGTTGGTGCGCAGCCACGCCAAGACGGGCACGACGACGCTGTCGGAGCTGTCCGGGTAGTCGGTCACGATCAGCGTTAGCGTGTATCGGTATTCGAAGCTGAGCGAGCGTGCGCCGGTGCCCACCACGTTTCCTTCATCGACAAAGACATGCAGCGCTTCAGGGTGCGCTGCCAGATACGGCACGGCGACCGTCAAGGCCTCGCGCAGGCTGGTGGCCTTCATCATGGCGCGGCGCCCTCCCCAATGATCGTGACGCCCTGGTCGCGCAACGTCTGCTGCAGGCTGCTCAGTCGTGCGGCGTCGGCGTGGCAGTCGGTGTAGTTGGCTGCGACGGTGCTGGCGACGGCAGAGAGCGCAACGCCTGCGGGGGCCGCATGAGCATCTCCGGTATCTGGATTGGGCAAGGTGCCGGCGGCTGCGGCGTCGTGCAGGCGCACAAAGCCGAGAGGGACAACGCAGGCAGCGTCAGCTTGAACGGGGACATAGCGCGGGACTTCCTTGATGATGGTGTCGCCTTTGACGCGGATGACGCGCTCGCGGTCGACGTATTGCGTGACGGTCACGGTGGCGCGCTGGGCGTTGTCGAGCTGCTTGCGCAGGGTGGCGGCGGTGGTTTCGGCCTGGTCGGCGCGCTGGACTGCGGCGTGGTAGCTGGCGGTGGCCCACCAGGCGAGGCCGGCGACGCTGGCCAGCAGCGCGACGATGACGGCGGCGCGCTTCATGTCGCGACCTCGTCTTCGGCCTGGTAGCGATCAAAGGCGCGGGCGAGCTTGACGTCGTACAGGTTGGCTTTGTACGCAGGGCCGTTGTAGAGCTGGGCGAAGGTGGCCCACTTGCCGGCTCGCAGCGCCTTGAGCATCGTCGGGTCGGCCTTCACAAAGCGCACGAACGCATCGAGCTGCGCGGCTTCGCTGGTGCGCATGGCTGACACGAAGTGCTGCACGCTGGGGTAGTCGAGCAGCTTCCAGTGAAAGCCCATGACCTGAAAGGCGCCCCAGCTCGCCGATGCGAGGGCACAGTCTTCATCGATCTGGACGGCGCGCGCCAGGCGCATATGCTCGCCGGCGTTGCCGACGTAGCCGCCGCGTTTGGGATTGACCAGGTTGGGGAACTGGCGGGCCAGGGCATCGGCGTCTTTGCCGGCGCGCTGGAGCTGGCGGTGCATGATGTGCCGCTCGAACAGGATGACCGGCCGCCCGTCGAGCAGGAAGCCGCTGCCCAGGCTCTCTACCTCGTTCACCGCGCGCACGGCCGCCAGCGGCACGTCGAGCGTTTCTGCAGCCGCCTGCAGGTCTGCGGCGCTCAGATAGCGGACGTTGCGCGCACCAGACTGCAGGGCGGCCATGGTCTTGGGGCCGGCAATGCCGTCGACGACCAGGCCGAAACGGATCTGTGCCGCGCGCACGGCAGCGGCGGTGTCTGCGCAGTACACGCACGAATCGGGGGCATTGAAGCCGTTGGCGATGAGCAGGCGCTGCAACTCCAGCACTGCGGCGCCGACCATGCCTTCACGCAGGATGGTCATGCGGACCTCCGCAGGATGCGAACGAACCAGCATTGCCGCGCGCCGCCCATGCGGAAGAGCTCGACCACGTTGCCGCGCACAGCATAGACAGCGACGCAGAGCACGGCGGTGATGCCGTTCTGTGCGGCAAGCGCCCAGTCATACCGGCCGAACAGCACGCCGATGGTGACGGCGCCGGCGAGCACGACCAAGCCGTATGCCAGGCGTGACGCCCACGGCCGGTGCGTGGCGCCGGCGCGCTTGAAGAGCAGCAGGCGCAGTGCGATGAGCGCGCACAACGCGGCCTGCACGATGAAAAGCGTTTTCATGGTTGCTTGCCTCCTTTGTCTGCGCCGCCCTTGAGTGAGGCGAAGAGGCGGTCGCTGTTGTCTGCCAGGCGGATGAGCGCCAGGAGCAGCTTGACCACGACGGTGGAGGCGACCAGGGCGCCCACGGCGTGGCTGACTTCGGTGTTGGTGGGCAGGGCCTTGGCGATGAGCGCTGCGGCCAGCGGCGCGGACAGCAGGCCCGCGACGATGGATGCAGCCAGGAAGCCCAGCTTCTTGACGGTGCCGAGCTCGCCGCTGTTGAGCACGAACACTGCGGCGCCGGCGAAGGCGCCCAGCACGGTGCCCGGGTCGACGCCTGGCAGCAGGGACAACGCGCCCACGCCCGTGACGGCGAGGGTGGCGGTGGAGCCGGTGGAGATGGGTTCAGCCATTGGGTTCCTTGGAGGTCAATCCCAGAGCTGGACCATTTGCATGGCCGGCTGCGGGGAGATGTCGGGCATGTCGAGCTCGGTGCCGTGGGGCAGGACGGGGCCAAGGTCGGCAACGCCCGGGTTGGCGGCCAGGACGGCTTCTGTGACGCCTGCGGTACGGCCGTAGACGCGGTGGCAGATGGCGTCGACGGTGTCGCCCTGGATGGCCCGTACGCGCATCAGATGAGCTCGACGGTCGTGCGGGCTGCGCCCTGGATGTCGCTGATGGCCCAGCGGGCGTCGCGGCGCAGGTCTTCTACGCCGAGGTTTTCGGCTTCAGCCTTGCGGTCGCCGGCGGCGGTGGCGTCGATGGTGCGGTAGCGCTCGATGAGCCAGGCGGCGGCCAGGCAGTGCACGGCGCGCAGGTAGCGGTGCAGGTGCGCGCTTTCGCCGTCGATCTTGGGTGCAGGCACGGTGGCCAGCGTGTTTCGGCCGAAGGACATTTGCGCGGCCTTCCATGGCTCCAGCTCTTCGTTGACGGAGAGCATGGCTTCCACCAGGGCGGCGCGCATGCGCTGCTGCGTGACGGTGCCGTCCAGGCGCATGGCGGCGTAGGCATTGACGACGTCGACGTCAGGGAAGAAGCCGTCGTTGGCGATGGGTGGGCCGCCGGGCGTGGCCGGCTGCGGTACGGGTGCGGCTGCGATGAAGGAAGACATGGGTTCAGTGG